TCATCGGCAGGCAGGGCACCATACGCACTGGGCCCCTCGCCTTTTCGCTGGCGGACTTGATTATTGCCGGAGCCAACGTTATCAATCAGACACCTTTTGGTTGGTTTGCATCTCTTTTCCGCGTTCACGCCGGTTCTGCAATTATGACTGTTGACTCCGTCTCTCGTGTTCGGGTGGCGGCTATCGTCGGTACAGTTGCCGAGATCGGAGGTAATCCTCTAGACTCTGAAGCTTTTGGGATGGGTCCCTTGACCTTTGTCCAAGACGGCCACGGTTTCGTACAAGCGAAACTTCCCTACGTCTCTTCGTATCGTGTACTCTTGGTTCCACGCAGCCAAGCAGAGAAGACTCTGCACCGCTGCAATGCCGGTTCTTTCATTTACGAGGGTGATGCCAATGCCATCTACATGGGGGCTGGAGATGACTACCGGTTCGGAGCGCTCTGGTATACGCCTCGCATTTCTTTCACTGGCCCACTTCCAGTCGCCCGTGGAGTCCGTGAACTGCGTGCTCAGGGTCCAGAGGACGAGTCAGCCGAGAGCAAACCTATGGGTGCTGTCATAGAGTCTGAAGAAGTGCAGGCTTCCACCGGCCCGGTCATGTCAGCAGGTGATAATCCTGTCGATGGTGGTGGGCATTTTTACTCTTACGCTGATACTCTCGGGCGTCCCAACCTGATTGCGAACCTTCGTTGGGACACGACCCAACTGGCTGGCACCATCCTTGCGAGGTTTGACCTCCCATTTGAAGGTTTTACAAACAACTTGTCTCGACAGGCTGTGAGTTCGTTCTCACTCCTCCGCGGGACAATGGAAGTCCAGGTGATGGTTCAAAGTCCCATTTTCCAGTCGGGTCTTTTGATCGCCTACTGGCTTCCTTTGACCGCGCCTGTTGAAGCTCTCTCACTGGCCGGTCGTCGTGTTCCACAGACCTTGACCAGACACGCATTCATCTTCGCAGGTGGATCACAGCTGGTCACTATGAATATTCCGTACGTTAACCCCCTTTCCCACTTGAGGACGGGGACCAACGACAGTCTGGGAACGCTGGTGATAGAAGTCTTCAACCCTTTGCTCATCGGACAGTACGCAACCCTTGAAGAGACCGTCGCTGAAGTTAC